CACCGTGACCCGCTAGCCGTCGTCAACTCGCTTGTCGGGATAGGCTTCTTCGACCCGGCCATAGATCACGGACCATACCGAGAGTTTGCCCGCCAATGGTGCCCGCAGGCGTTCCAGACAGCCGACCCGGTAGAAGCGGCCACCACTTTCGTTATCTGGTGGGATAGCCTGATCCGCCCCTACGCCGACATGAGCGTCAAAGTCGAAGGGCTAGACCCCATCATCCTCCACCAGATGCTCCACCTGGTGGGCGCGGAACCGTCCCTAGCCTACGTGCAACAGCATTTCGGCGAAGTCCCCCACGATGTCAACACCCGGCGGCGGGCCACCCTCACCTGGGATGACATGCCCGAAGCGCTCGCCGACCATGCGGAGGAACTCGGATATGGTACTGCTACCTAGCGACTACAAGAAACGGACCCGCACCCGAGAGATCGGCCGGGCCAAGACGGGCCAAGTATCGAAACAGGGACTGGTCCTCCAAACCGAACATTGGGATGGTTCAATGGACGCTAACGTGCATCCCGCACCCTTCCACATGCGGATCAAAGGCAACACGCCGGACGGGCGGACCGTTCTCCTAGTTAACGAATTAGAGAAGGCTATACGTGAGCATGAGATTGCGCTAAAATCAGGAGACGTGGGGTGGATTAGGCGCACCACCGCACAGGTAGAAGGGGCGAAAGCCCGACTGGTGGCACAACAGGGGGTAGGGTAATGGCGATCACAGCATCAGCCATGTATGGGCTGACACTAGAGAAGATATTTCGCAAGACGCAGACCGACGACTTGGAGTCGGAGACGGCGGTCTGGTGTCTCATGGTCCTGGACGCTGAGGCGCCCAACTTTGAGACCCACGACTTCGTGGCCGACATCGCCCAGGAGGTCGCCGACGGGTCCGGGTACACGGATGGTGGCAAGGCGCTCACCACGACCGAACTGACAGTAGGCGCACCCGCCGCAGGACAAATCAAGTACGCTACGGCGAACCCGGCGTGGACGACTTCGACCATCACAAACGCGATGGCCGCAGTCCACTACTTCACGACCGGTTCGACGGCGACCGCGCAACTGATCTTCCTCAGCGACTTCGTGACAGCGGCCACATCCAGCAACGGCACGTTCACGATCACCGTCCACGCTAACGGATGGTGGTACCTCGATTACACGCCGTAGAGTGGTCGTCTGACCGCTCCCAGTGATGGGGGGTGTAGTTGCCTAATCGTGCTGCCCTGTGGCTGTCTAGGGTTGCTGCCGACCGTGGCGGCTTCGAGGTGTTGGGTGGGGTGACGGATGGCTAGTTATCTCGCGGTCTCCCACGGCGCCAGTCCGTACATAACGATCTACGATACGTCGGACTGGTCTAAGGTCGCGAACCCGTCCACCCTGCCCCCCGCCGACGGATACGGGGTGGCGTTCAATGCGGCGGGCACACTGCTCGCCGTCGCCCACGACAACAGTCCGTACATAACGATCTACGATACGTCGGACTGGTCTAAGGTGACGGACCCGGAGGACCTGCCTGCCAGCTACGGCCAAGGGGTGGCGTTCAATGCGGCGGGCACACTAATGGCCGTCGCCCATCACAACAGTCCGTACATAACGATCTACGATACGTCGGACTGGTCTAAGGTCGCGGACCCGGAAACCCTGCCCCCCGCCGACGGATACGGGGTGGCGTTCAATGCGGCGGGCACACTAATGGCCGTCGCCCACGACGACAGTCCGTACATAACGATCTACAACACGTCGGACTGGTCTAAGGTCGCGGACCCGGAGGACCTGCCTGCCGGCTACGGACGGGGGGTGGCGTTCAACCCGGCGGACACACTAATGGCGGTCGCCCATTCCGCCACCCCCTACGTGACGATCTACAACACGTCGGACTGGTCGAAGGTGGCGGACCCGTCCACCCTGCCCACCGACTACGGCACGGGGGTGGCGTTCAACCCGGCGGGCACACTAATGGCCGTCGCCCACGGCACCACCCCCTACGTGACGATCTACAACACGTCGGACTGGTCGAAGGTCGCGGACCCGGAAACCCTGCCTGCCGGTACCGGACGGGGGGTGGCGTTCAATGCGGCGGGCACACTGCTCGCCGTCGCCCATTCCACCACCCCCTACGTGACGATCTACAACACGTCGGACTGGTCTAAGGTGGCGGACCCGTCCACCCTGACCCCCTGGCCCTACGGGGTGGCGTTCGGGGCCACGGCCGCAGGCGGCACCCCGGCCACCGTCACGCCCGCCGCCGCCGCCCTCACCCTGACGAAGAACACGCCGACCCGTCAGGCCAACGCTGGGCGGACCAACACACCTGCCGCCCTCACCATCTCCACGCCCCAAGCGTCCGCTAAGGGGATACGCAATGCGACCGTCACCCCCGCGCCCGCAGCGTTCGCCTCCCTTGTTTCCGCGCCGACTCGAAGCGCCAATGCGGCCCGCGCGCCCCCGGCACAAGCGATCTCCACGACCATTCCGCAGGCAGGACACACGGCTGCTGCTGCCCGTGCGCCCGCCGCTAGCCCCCTCGTCTTGGCCGCCGACTTGGCGGCTACTTCTGCGTCCGCTACCCGCACTCCCGGCGTTGCCGCCCTCGCCCTAACGGCCCCACAGGCCACGGCGGAAGGCGTCACCCACGCGACCGTCACACCAGCGGCAGCAACCTTCGCCGTCACCGCACCCACCCAGAGTAGAAGTGCCAACGCCGGGCGTGCCCCCGACCCTGCTGCGTTCGCTACAACCACAGACCAGGCCACTCGCAGCGGTGCGGCCACCAAGATCGCCGGGACAGCGGCCCCGATCCTGTCGGCGCCACAGGCGACCGCCGAAGGGGTCACCCACGCTACGGTAACCCCCGCTGCCGCCGCGCTGACCCTAACCACCCCCGCCGTCACCCGTACCGGCAATGCGGGACGCACTCCCGACCCGGCAGCACTCGCCATTGCTGCCCCCCAGGCGGGCCACGAAGAAGACTGGGTAGAAACACCCGCCCCCGCAGTCCTAACCCTCAGTGCCCCGCAGGCGGGACATGCTGCTGATGCGAATGTTGCACCCGCCCCGGCCACTCTCGCCGTTACTGTTCCTGCTGCCAGTCGTGCCGGTAGCGCGGGCCGCACCCCCAATGCCGCCACCCTCATTCTTTCCGCTCCGACGATCAGCCATGCCGAAGATGTCCAGACCATACCCGCCGCCGCCGCCCTGACCGTCTCCGCACCCCAGGCGGGCCACACGGCGGACGCTACAGCATCCCCCGCCCCTGCCGCCCTATCTCTCGTAATACCGCAGACAGAAGCGGCGATCAGCGTAACCGCCACCCCGGCACCCGCATCCCTGGCCCTCTCTACCCCGCAGATAGGTCACACCGCCGACGCTGGCCGTGTCCCCGCCTCGGCCCTCGTAGCCCTCAGCGCACCACAAGTAACCATCTCCGGGGGCACGACGGCGGCCGCCACCTCCGCCGCACTAACGCTCATCACACCACAAGCAGGGCATACCGCAGACGCGACCGTCACTCCCGCCCCCGCAATCCTCTCACTCGCCGCGCCGCAGGCCACGCGGGCAGGCACGGCAACCGCCACCCCCGATCCCGCACCCCTGATCCTGGCGGCTCCTCAAGTGGGCCACGAAGAAAGCGTCCAAACCCTCCCCGCCGCTGCCGGACTCGCCGTGTCAGTCCCGCAGGCGGGACATGCAGCAAACGCTGGCAGAACCCCCACACCCGCAAGTCCGATCCTCACCTGCCCAACGGTCACCATAACCGCCGACGCTACCGTTACCCCCGACCCTGCGGTCCTAACTTTGACCGTCCCACAGGTCGGACACCAAGAAGGTGTCCAAGTCAGGCCCGCCTCCGCGGCCCTAGTCTTGACCGCCCCGAAGGCAACGGTCGTAGGCAACGCGAATGTAACGCCCGTACCCGCAGCTCTTGTCCTCGCCGCACCACTGGCCCCCCCTGCCGCCACCGCCACCACCGCGCCCGCACCGGCCGCGCTCTCCCTTAACATACCACAGGCCACGCGGACCGCCGACGCTGACCGCACGCCGCCTCCCGCCCTACTCGTCCTCACCGCCCCACAGGTACAACACGCCGAAGGGGCCACCGTCGCTGCGGTCCCGGCCCCATTTGCCCTGACCGCACCACAAGCCGGGCGTGCCGCCGATGCCAAAGTGGCCCCTGCCCCCGCCGTTCTGGCTTTGTCTGCCCCGCAGGTGGCACATGCCGAAGGCGTGACGATAGCGGCATCCGCCGCCGCCCTGGCGGTCACCGTCCCACAAGCGGGACACACGGCAGGCGCGAATGTGGCCCCCGACTCCGCAGCCCTCTCCCTGACAGCGCCACAAGTCCAACACGCCGAAGACGTGGTAGTAACACCTGCCGCTGCGGCCTTCGCCCTCACAGCGAACCAGGTGGGACACACGGCGGACACTACCCATACGCCCACCCCTGCGGAACTGTGCCTCACTAGCCCAGCAGTCGCCACGACAGGCGGAGCAACCGTCGCCCCCGACCCTGCCCCGCTTGCCCTAAGTGCGCCAACAGCGGACGCTACCGGCGGTGTCACCGTATTCCCCGACGCTGCCGCTATCACTGTCGCCATACCCGCCGCCGGTAGAGCCGCTAACGCTGGCCGCAGTCCCGACCCCGCAGAACTCGTCCTCACGGCCCCGCAAACAACCCACGCTGGGGGTGCGACCGTTGCCGCCATACCAGCCGCCCTAACCGTCAACGCACCACAAGCCACGACGGGTGCCACCGCTACCGTCGCCCCAGCATCCGCTGCCCTAGTTGTCGCCACCCCGCAGGCAGAACACGCGGGCGACGCTACCCGCACCCCGACGACAGCCGCCCTAGTTCTAACCGCCCCGACAGCCGACGCTACCGCAGGACTAGCAGTCGCCGCCACACCCGCCGTCCTTGCCCTAACTACTCCGCAAGCCACAGTCTCGGGCAACGCCACAGTATCCCCGCCCGCCGCCACACTCGCCCTGACCGCGCCACAAGCCGCACCCTCCGCCGTAACCGATACCACGGTCACCCCCGCCCCGGCTGCCCTAATCCTGAATGCCCCGCAGGCCGAACCTGGCGCGAGCGTGGCCGTCGCGCCAGCCGCAGCAGCGCTCACGATCACCGCCGACCAGGTTGATCGTTCGGGCAAGGCTGGACGCACCACCATCCCCGCCGGACTGATCCTCACAACCCCGCAAGTCACCCTGACCATAGGTGACGATGCTACGGTAGCGCCCGCCCCCGCTGAATTTACCTTCTCGGCCCCACTCGCCGACGCTACAGGCGGGGTCACTGTCACCCCGGCCCCCGCAGCCTTCGCCCTCGGCGCACCCCAGGCGGCGACAGGCGCTAACGCCACAGTCGCCCCAGACCCGGCGGCGCTAACACTCACCACACCGCAGGTCACTAGGAGTGGTGAGGCCACGGCCGCCCCAGCCGCAGCCGAACTCACCCTCACCACCCCGGCCGCCACTAGAAGTGGCAATGCGGGGCGCACCACGGTATCGGCAATCCTCCGCCTCACCGCGCCCGGCGTATCCGAAATCGGTGTCGTTTATGCCGAATACACCTTCACCCTAACCGCCGTTCAGATAGAAGAATGGACCGCTGACAGCCAACAGATAGAAGCGTATACTGTAACCGCAACCCAAGTCGAGGCGTGGGTTGCCCACCCGTTGGAGGACTAGATGGCCGAAATCCACTTGGGCTACATAGGGCTAATCCTGCGGCCCACGATCAAAGACGAAGACGACGTGGTCGTCAACGTGTCCACGGCCACAACCAAACAGATCAAACTGGAAAAACCGGACGGCACCCAAATTGCCAAAACTGCCGCCTTCTACACTAACGGCTCCGACGGCATCATCCAATACACGACCATCGCCGCCGACATCGACCAAGTAGGCCGCTGGAAAGCCCAAGGCTACATTGTCACCCCGACACGTACCTTCGGCACCAGTATCCACACTTTCGACGTGAAAGGCAACATCTACACCTAGCCTGCTAACATGGGAGGACCATGACACGCGACCCGTACCCCATGCTAGAGAAGGTGTGCCGCATCTACACACCGAAAAAGATCGTCGGCGTAGACTTGGACGACCCGGCCGTCTGGTCCCACCCGCCCATCGAGGATTACCGGTATCTCAGCGTCCACTGGGGGGGTGGTGCGAACATTGCTGGCTGGCCGATAGAGGAGCCAGCGCTTACGCTAGGCCAGAAGATGGCCGTCCAGTTGGGCCGCATCCGCTCGGTCCTCAAGGGCTGGCTCGCCTACCACAAGTCGAAAGGCATGTCAACGATAGCGTACTGCACCTGGGTGGACATCTTGTTCGGCCGCATTGGCAGGCTGAGGGGCCACAGGTTCAGCGGTGGACAGTGGGGCAGCATCAACGGGATCGCCCACGCGTTGGTCCTCGTCATGGGCTTCGGCCAGAAGGCGTCACGGAAAGCGTGGCAGGCTGTCGGCCTGGTCTGGTTCTGTAGCGGCGGGCCGCAGGTGGTGGGTCACCGTTTCTTCAACGACTGGTCCGAAACGCAGACCACTACTTCCTGTCCCGGCGACGAGAACTCTAAGATCATCGCCGACGAAGGCTACATCGGGGCGCTCGGCGTGCTCCGCTACCGGCCGCTGGGTCTGTCGTCGAAGGGCCGCTGCGTGAAGGCCGCCACCCTCAAATTGGCGGAGCTCGGCTACCAGTTGAGGCCGTCCCGCAACTACGGTAAACTGGCCCAGTCGGTGGTCATCGACTTTCAGATCAACCACGATGGTCTGATCCCTGACGGTAGGGTCGGACCCTCTACCTGGAAGGCATTGGCCCGAGCATGACTTTCCCCTTCGACCCCGACTGGGCGCACAAGTGGCGGTGGCGTATCTACCGGCGCCTACTCCGCGCCTACCTGGTGTTGGCCTGCGCCTGGATGCGACTACGGAGGAAACGATAATGGCTTGGAATTGTCCACAATGTGGTGCTTGCTGGTCTGACCTATTTATGGGGCCGTGCCCCCACCCGATACTTCACACAATGGCAACAAACGCGAACCCGCCCTGGCCGACCTGCGATCATGACTTCTACCCGTCTGACACTTCAGTGGGCGGGTTGGTCTGCCGAAAATGCGGGTCTTGGCAACCGTCGTCGCCGACTACCTATATCAGTATGCTGGCTGTTGGGGAAACCGCATGATCCTGCTCACCCCCAACCAGAAACTCAGAGCGATGACCGCCAACCGTGATTATTGGAAGGCGCTAGCCCTCCACTACAAGACCCTCCCCCGCCTGCCCGGCCGCTTCATCTTCCCGCCGAAGGTGGAACGGTGGCGGGGCCTCGTCGTCTACTGCTTCGACATCTACTGTCAGCAGACCTTCGGCAGCGGAACTACAGCATCCGACTACGACGTGGACATGGGCCTCGGCATCATCAAAGGCGAGTCGGGGGGCGACCACCTTGCCATCTGCCATGTCGAATGGGTCGGCCCCCCACCCCCAGGCTACGACGGTACGCCCGCCACCCGAGCGACCGGCCTCTGCCAACACGTCCCCGCCTACTGGGTGGGGCGCTCCACCGCCGCCCTCGGCCACGTCGGCAACATCTTGGACCCGGTAGACCAGTTGCTCGTCATGGCCTACCTGGTCTACCACAATGCGGCGAAGGCACCGAACTGGGGCCACTGGCCAGACGCTCCGAACGGTGCGCACGGTAGCGCCACGAAGGCCAGGGAACTGCTCGCCCCCTTCTACGCGGGGAGCGAGAGGACATGAGGTATCATTCTTTCCCGTCGAATGATACCGAACGGCCAGAAGGTACCGAATGAGTGCCACAGGACACGCGGAACTATACGATCCGTATAGTATCGCGTACCCGGCGACAACCAAACTACAGTTTCCGTGTAGTTTCACCGCAGGGGTGAAATGATAGTTAATGGTAAACTAAGCATCACGGAGAGGCTAAAGGCCTATCGCCACCCCAATTTGCCCCGCCTGTCGTGGATGGAAGACCCGTCCGTCAAGGGGAAACGCCGATGGTCGTGGATCGTCTGCGACCCGTGGACCCACCGAGTAGACGGCGCCGTCATACATGTCCCCGCCGGGTTCAGGACCGACCTCGCGAGCATTCCCCGCTGCCTGTGGTGGATTCCCGGCTATGCCCCGATGGAGCTGGGCAGCGAGGGGCCGATAGCGCACGACTGGCTGTACCGGCATGGCGGCGTGGCCCGCAGTCCCGCAGGCCGTCCCCGCTGGTTCAATCGACGGCAAGTAGACCTTATCTTTCGTACTCTCATGGTGGAGGCGGGGGTGGGCCGGGTTAGACGGACGGTGGCGTGGCTAGCGGTCAGGGGGTTCGGATGGCTGTGTTGGAAGAAGGCAGGGTAGGGGTCACGGTTCGCGCCTGCGCGGGCGACGAGATCACGACCGACAACTATGATGACCCAGCGGCCGGTAGGGAGGATCTTGACGATCCCGACTCGGGCGACGCCGCCGAGTGGGAATGGGACACGTAATGCTCCGTTTGGTGCTGCCAGTCTGCTAAACTTTTCCTTATGCCACAATCAACGGTGACAGCAGACCAGCAGGAACGGATCATCCTTCTCCGCCAGCAACGCTTGGGCGGCAGGGCGATAGCCAAGCAGGTTGGTATCCCCTACGGTCGGGTCCGTCGCTACTTGGAACGCCTGGACCCGCCACCCCCGGACGGGCACCTGCAACCGGGCCAAGCCACCTTCCGTGCCCTAGTCTACGACCTTGAATGCTCAAATCTCAAGTCGGACCTGGGGTTGCTACTGTGCGCCGCCTTCCTGGACCTGGCCGACGGTAGTATCCTGTCGAAGACGATAGACGACTTCGGGCCACGGGTCAGCGGCGAACATCGCCTAGTCCTCTGGGTCAAACAGCAAGTCGAAGCCGCCGACTGTCTTATCGGCCATAATGAGACAGGCTTCGACCGGAACTTCATCAACGGTGTCCTCTCCCGCTACGGGGAAACACCCCTACCCAAACGCATCCACATTGACACTTACATGGCGGCACGGTACGGGTGGACGGGCCTACCCTCATCGTATTCGCTGCGGAACCTGAGCAACTTCTTCGGCCTCTCCGAAGAGAAGGAGTCTTTGGACAAGGACGAGTGGCGGACAGCGTTGGCCGACCCTGAGGCGTTGCGGGCACTGCGAGTCCACTGTGAGCGGGACGTTGCGGTGACCGCCCTCCTGTGGCAGCGGATCAAACCCTACTATTTCTCTTGGAGGGGCCGCTGAGTTAACCGCCGTTACGGTATTGTGGCCCTACGGTAGGACCGTACTATGGTAGTACTGTTCGGGCAGAAGGGAGGAGACATGACACGCAAGAACGACCCCCACACCGACTTGGTGTTCGACCGTCGCAGACTCGAATCCTATGATGCCGGCTCCGTGATCGACGACCTGCGCGACGCCCAAAAGGCGGGGTGGACCGTAATCTGTTTGGAGCACGACGAATACGCGATTGACATCACGGGCTATCGGCCGATGACCCGAGCCGAACTTGACGCGGCCGAAAAAAAGCGCCGCAAGACGGCGGAGGTCAAGAAGGCGAAGCGGCAGGAACAGATCGAACAGGACAAGAGACTCTTGGTGCGCCTCATCTCCAAATACGGGCAACCGCAATGATCGAACCGCCTGACTATCCGAAGATGATGCTCACCCTCGCCATCCAAGACGAGAGGATCGCCAGCATAGGGGGCCAGACCCGACCCGGTAGGGCGACGGCCGCCCGTTGCGACCAGATGCTCGAAGTGCTGGCCCGACTGTGGGACTGTCCCGTCCACGAATTCTGGCATGATGTTATGGACGCTGCTGGGGGTGGCCTACCCGCACCATTGGAAGCGGAACGGCTGCTCGCCACACTGAGGGAACGGTAAGGAGCAATGTTCTAGCCAAATCTTGACCATTCGCAGTATACTTTCTCTATGAGTCCCTTCAAGTCGGCGAAGCAGCGGCGTTTCATGTACGCACGCCACCCCCGTATCGCGGCCCGGTGGACCCGCAAGTACGGGTCTAAGATACGCAAGACGAAGAAGAAGCGCCGCTAGACCGCCGGAACTGGTTGCCGCAACGGACCCCGCAAAACCGCTGCCACCCATACTTCTGCCGATACTCCCGCCCACACTCCAAACAGCGCGTAGTGCCAGGCGTCGTCGGCTCGTTCGGCGGATAACAGAACAAGCTCACATGATCGCGGAACAGCAACCCGCACTCATGGCACACAACAGGGCCAAAACCATAGCCCTTCGACCAGCGACCATTGCTCATACTATCAGATGGGGGAAGCGGGCTTTCAACGTGCGGGCATGATGGTCGCACATGAGGTCGCCGACCGTGTACGACTGCCATTTGACGGGGACACGGCCGGTGCGGTCGCATCCGTTGCGGGAGCATTTGCCTTCTGGGCGTTGCCATCTCATCGTTTCGCCGTTCCACACGGCGTCATGTTCTTCCATCATCCCTCCCCCAAATCGAGAAGCCACCGCAATCCGCATCGTTCGTGATCCTTGCGGGGCCGCGGGTTCCTGCCACCAATCCGACAAACCTCGCGGGGGACTTCCTCGTTGTCGGCCGCACACCACCATGTCGGCTCACCGCCTCGTTCTCGCAGTAGGGCCAGCACAGCGTCGGCGGCCTCAAAGGAGCGGACGCTCCCGTAGGCGTCGGTCTTGTCTTGGACGATCTTGGCGATCTCGTGGCGCAGGATCATCTCATCCCTCCCCGACAGCGGCACGAAGCGCGTTCTCCGCGATGCCCGCCACATCCTCGACCGTGTACCCAGGACCGAAGATGCTGTCGAGGTAGAGGGCTATCCGTTCGATGGCCTGGTCGGGATGTTCTATGAGTAGCGCCCCCCCAGGCACGCGGATCAGACCAGGATGGTCGCCGCGGGCGCAGTCAGCACACCACCATTCGTCGTCTGCCGTGGGAATGCCGCCCGTCCCCTTGCAGTTCTCGCATCGTTTCCACAGTTCGGGCATCATGTCCCCTCCCCCAACGCAGTGACCAGCAGGCGCTCGGCCACCTCCCGCGCCATTTCCACCGTAGCCAGGTCGGCCCCTTTCGGACGCAAGAGGGAACGCAGCAACGGCAGCATCCTCTCTACCGTGCCGTCTGGTATGCGTCGCAGCCAGCCGCCAGCATCAGCACAGTCCACCATCGTCGGATCGGCGCGGGTGGCCGCATAGTCAGCGTAGGCGGGTTGCGGTTCCACGAACACGAAGAGTTCCATCAGAACCTCCCGTTGAGATGCAGAACACATTGGGAGCAGAGCATCGACTGGCGCGGTAGGCGCAGGTGCCCGCACCGCACACACCAGAGCAGCCGTGCCAGCCAGGACGAAAGGCGGTTGCGGCACCAGATGCAGCGATGCTCCATTATCCTTCCCCTTCTGGTACTCCACCGAGCAGGTAGCGGGCGAGGCGCACCCACCCGATGAAGGGTTCGACTCGGCCCTCGTAGGTGGTCTCCCCGACCGCCAACTTCATGGCCTGTTTGGTCGGCACTACGCCCGCCCCGCCACAACAGAGACACGGCATCCACGTACCCTTCGTCAGTAGGCCACCATGCGTAACCTGGGGGGCGCGCCCCAACCCTTCACAGTCGGGGCAGTCGTCGAACAGGGCGGCCACACGGCGGGCCACCAGAGTCTTGCTGCTCAAGTGTTCATCAAGCACTCCGTCATAGTCGGTCGGGTAGTCTCGAAGGTCTTGTAGTCTCACGGTTCCCCCCCCTCGTCGTCTGGTCCCTCGTAGCGGCAGCAGCCACCACATGCCGGGCAGTAGTCCGCCCCCCTCTCCGCTTCGTCGCCCGCCGTGTAGTGGAAGCCGCACCACATGACGATGGCGAGCAGACAAGTCCATGCTGTTGCCCCCACAATGAACTGCCAGAGAGAAATGTCCATGCCCTCCTCCTATGTGAGTGAGTCTAGCCAATCTTCCAAGTCGATTACAACTACGGGGCGGCCCACGGCGGTACGCCGCTCGTTGCCCCCCTTCTTCTCTAGCCGCTTCCAAGCGATGACCGTCGAATACGGGACGAACGGCAGGTCCGCTCGGGCGGTCTGCTCTTTGGCTTTCGCGAGTTCCCGGTGGACGCCCATCTGTTGGCGCTGCCGGGCCTCGACAACCCAATGGTCGCCGTTCTTGTCTACCACGACGAGGTCGCCGGGGTCGGATGGTCCCCGCCTTGCGAGCGGCCACGCTTGCAGTCCTTTGGCGAGGGCGTCGTGGATGATGGCCTGTTCCCAATCCGTGCCCTCGGCCTTGCGAGGATTACTCATCGTCTGCCCTGATAGTGATAGTCCAGTCCAACGAGTCGGCGAAATGGAGGCGCTTGCCGTTGATTATCTGCTCGATGTCGATGGGACAGTGGATGCTACCCACCGCGCCGACGCCCCGGATGAGGGTGTGCGAACAACCCGGCCCTTCTAGGGTAACGTAGGTGCTGCGTTGTCCGTCTTCGTATCCGCAGTCGTAGCCGCGCTTTCTCTTAGTCGTTTCGCTCATTTCTCCTCCTTCGTTTCGATGGTGACGCCGCCGTCTCTCGACACCACAATCTCGTCCGACCCAACGGTCGCGATCCGCAAGAACGGCGTGTCCACCGGGGAAAGGTCGAACAGATGGCCGAGAATCTTCTCAAAACCGATATTGAACTTGCCTCCCGGCCCGCCCTCGAACAGATCGTACAGGGCGGCACCATACTGTTTCCACTGTCTCGCCCTCACCGGATGGCGCAGACAAGCAAAACGCCGCACCCAATGGTACCGCCATTCCGAAGCGTCGCGGCGGGACAGTAGCCAACCATCCGCATGGCAGTCGTAGCATTGGTTCCGTTCCCAAACCCAACCGAACCCCAACCTCACTTCTCCTCCCTCCTAGGAATCCACTTCCAAGACTCACGCAAAGCCCCAGCGACCATAGCCGAAACAGACCGGAACCCGTATTCGGCGTACCGTTGCGCCTTCTCCTTCAAGTCCAGGTCTTTCGGACCGAGATACACGCTGAGGACCGTGTGTTTCAGTTGGTCGGCCACAGCGACTCCTCCACTTTCGGCTTCTCGGCGGGCTGCTGCCTCTGATGGGCGACCCGCTTCGCCGCTTCCCGCACAATCCAACCAGCGAACAGGCGGATGTTCTTGTCCGACCCTAACTGGTCCCAGCGGGTTATCGCCCCAGGCTTCAACTCGTCGGGCTGGCAGCCAGGGAACTTGGCGGGACTGCCCCGCAGGTGGGCGGCGAACAGTTTCAGCGACGACTCGACGATACCCTCAGGCCACCAGTCGGCCATCACTAGCGCACCAGCAAGGGCGCCCACATGCTGCTCAACCTTGCCGACCGGGCCTTCCCGTATGATGCGTGCCGCACCCTTGATGAGCCGTTCCGCCTCCGCGAGGGCGGCGGACTGGACATCAAAAGGGCCAGCCGCCTCCGGTTCCGACTTCTGCGTTCGCGGTTGGGCGAAACAGTTCGTATCCCACGACGCCCACGGCCATTTGCCTTTAGCGGGCGGCTTCTTGTCGGCGCCACCCTGGCAGGTGCTGTTCGAGCATTTCCATATGGGCTTCTTGTCGTCGTCGTCCTCCTTGTCGTGGTGTTGGACGGCGGAACCACAGGCGGGACATTTGGGTGTCTGCGCTGTGGCGGGCGGCGCCTTCTTCGCTGGGGGCGTCGTCGGGGGTTGGGCGGAGGGTGCGGGTTCGTCGGCTGGTGGCTCGTCGGGCCACGGCTCCCCGTCGGGAATGTAGCCGACCTCGACTACCGGGTCCGCTGTCAACACTTCCGCATCTACAACCGCCAGCGCTTCGGGTGGCCCATCGTCACCCAACTCGTCAGCCGTGTACGCTAGGCGGCCCACCGTGAGCAGATCAGCGAACATGAACCGGGCACAGATAGTCACTGCCCGCCACGCATACATGGACTGCGGGTAGGTCCGCCAGTTCGCCTTGCCCAACAGGCCGGCACGCTCGGCGTCCTGCTCAGTGAATGAGAACTCGCCCGACTCTACGACGACACCGCCCTCGACCCGTTCTCCGACGACGGTGGCCCCGTTGTCGGCCATTATGGTGACACGGACCCGGTGTCCTGCCCTCCTGATGAGAGCCATCAATGTCTCCCCGCTCAGGTGGGGCGCACCCTCGATCATGTCGATACCCCGCAACGAGGCCATCGGCCCCAACCCCAACTCGCGGCCCGTGTAGATGGCGGCGAGCATCGCGCTCGGATTGCCACGCAGTCCTCGGGGCACGAACTCGGTGTCGCTAATCGACTCTAGGGCCTTCCAGGTGAACGGTGCCGACTCCAATGGCACCAGGGCAGTCTCGGTCATTGTCCTCTCCTCGACTCGCAGATGGCTTCAGCATCGAACGGCCACTGTGGCTCAAGCGGATCGTCCTCCCACTGGTGGCAGACCGACTCCTCCCAATACGGGTCGTCGGGATCGTCGAACACATGCTCGGATGCCAAACAGGCCGCATGTTCCCGCCGCCGGTCGCCGGCATCCTCGTCGGGCATCATCGTGACCCCCAACTGGCCGTCACAGTAGACCGTAACAACGTGGTCGCTCATTGCTCCTCCTCCCTGTTCTGTGGGGCCTCACGCACCAACACTAGACGATCCCGGTCGTCCTCACTGTCCAGCAGGACACGCTCCACCGCGTCCTCCAAGGTGGGCGCCCAAACTTCTAGTTCCTGTAGGCGCTCCCAGTTCGGCTTGTCCACGTGGACTATCCAGCGGCGCTGCACACGGTCAGGCATCGTTGTCCCCTTTCGTGTCGGCCCCTACTAGTTCGAGTAGCCGCCCGTACTGCCAGCGACGCTCCTTAGCGTTGGCGCCGGCGGCGTAGGCGGCGGAGACGGCGGCGTCGGCGGCGGTGGCGTAGGCGGCGGAGACGGCGGCGGCGGTGGCGTAGGTGGCGTGGGCGGCGTAGGCGTCGTAGGCGGCGTAGTAGGCGGCGTCCAGTTCCTCCTTCGTCGCCTTGCCCACAGCGTAGAGGCGGGCTATCCGAACACACTCCCAACTAGCGGCGTCGGGTTCCCGACCCGCTTTGCGTTCCCGCCGCAAGGCCCGTTCCGCACAGTCACAGGCGAACAGGCGCAACACGCGGGCATCGAGGACAAACGTGCGGACGATGCGTAGGCGGCACGACACCGCCTTGGTGTCGCCCCGCAACGGCTTGTGCTCTGCGCACCGTTCGACCTCGCACAACAAGCCCTCCCGCAACCATTCGAGGACTTGTGGCCCCTCACAGTAATGGTAGCCCCGCTCGCAGAGGACCATCTTCGACGGGTCGAGATGCCTAGTCCACGCCCTCGCAGGATACCGGTACTTGGTGCCTGACACTAGGCTCTGCCGCTTAGCGCCCAACACCTTCCACAAGCGTTCAGCCATCATCCCTCCCCTCTCCCTATCGGCACCCCTACGGGCGCTTCCCGCACAAACTTCGGGCAGCGACGATCATCGAGACGCACCCGATCCAGCGTGACCTCACCCCACTCCGTCCAGAACAGGGTGTCCTCCAACGCTTGGACCATCGCCCTCCCCTCCGCTTCGGGCAGATCAGCGACCCGGCGGCGGGCCACAGCCCGCAACGCACCGATACGCACCGGATCGGCGCCCTCCAAATTCACGACCTCCCCAGCATCCGAACCCAGCCACAACAGCAACTTCACCGGGTCGGTAGCGAACCGGCGATGCTTCCGGGTAGGACGATACGCCCACTCCCCATCATGCACCCCCTGACTGCCCTCCAAGACACTCAGCAGCCGGGACCGCAACTCGCCAGCGACCATTTTCCAACGGGCAGAATAGCGTTCTGCCTCCCACATCAGGTCGGCTAACGGTAGGGCGTCGGCGGGTAGTTGGTCGGGCCATTCTGGTTCTTCGCCGCTCCCTTCGGCGGCGCACACGGCCGGATAGCAGAGCGAGAGTAGCAGGTTCCGTTCGGTCGATGTCAGGCTCATCTCTCTCCCTCCCCGAATCGAACGGTCGGATGTTCCCGTGCCCGCCCACACGACGGACACTTCTCGGGTAGCCTTATGCCGCATATCTCGCACCACTTCTCGGGTCCAAGGTGGAACGAATCGCGGCACCCCCAGTACGCCGTCAGGCTCATCTCATCCCTCCCCGACAGCGGCAGCTACACGGATCAAAGTCAGGGCGACATGCGGACACACATGGTAGATTCGACCACGCTTGAAGGCCCGCTCCCGGCTCCATTGCCCACCGACTCCATCAAGGTAGTTCCCGTAGTCCTTGAGCATCCTCACCGAAGTGGTGGGGGTGGACCGGCAGACATCATCACACAGGCTCATCTCATCCCTCCCCGACAGCGGCACGCCACAGATCCTGCGCCCGCGCCGTGTCTCTCGCATGATGCTTACTGCTCGCCAGGTCGGTGCTCTGGCGACAGCGAGAGTGGAGTCGCCGCGCCATCCGTTCTACCGCCTCATCGGACGGCACGAATCGTAGCCCCCGCTCGCCCGGTTTGCCTGTCACAACCCACAGCTTGGGATTACCCATAATCATGCTCCTACTAGTTCGAGTAGCCGCCCGTACTGCCAGCGACGCTCCTTAGCGTTGGCGCCGGCGGCGTAGGCGGCGGAGACGGCGGCGTTGGCGGCGGTGTAGGCGGCGGAGACGGCGGCGGCGGTGGCGTAGGCGGCGTAGGCGGCGGCGTCGGCGGCGGCGTGGGCGGCGGCCAGTTCCTCCTTCGTCGCCTTGCCCACAGCGTAGAGGCGGGCTATCCGAACACACTCCCAACTGCGAGGGTCGGGTTCCCGGCCCTGCTTGCGTTCCCTCCGCAAGGCCCGCTCCGCACAGTCACAGGCGAACAAGCGCAACACGCGGGCATCGAGGACAAACATGCGGACGATGCGTAGGCGGCACGACACCGCCTTGTTGTCGCCCCGCAACGGCTTGTGCTCGGCGCACCGTTCGACCTCGCACAACAAGCCCTCCCCCAGCCAGTGGAGGACTTGTGGCCCCTCCGCGTAGTGGTAGCCCCACACACAGAGGGCCAGACTCTCAGGGTCGAGGTGCTTGGTCCACGCCTTCGGCGGGTATCGATACTCGGTGCCAGACACTAGGCACTCGCGCTTGGTACCCAGCACCTTCCACAGACGATCAGGCTTCCTAGCCATCACTCCTCCTTCTCCCACAATCCTAACATACCCCTAGTGGCCCCGTCAAGCCGAAACACCGTTCGCACATCCAGCCCAAGCAGCAACCCCCGTTATGGTATGCTACGAGTGGTGGTGGGCTACCGTCCCGGCGCTTTCTCCTCCCTCCGGGATATTGCGAGGTGGCCCACCACCGGCTTTACGCTTGTACGCTCGTTTGGTCCTCACTGTCGGCCGTTCCCGCAGCCTGTCCGGACGGCACGCCCTAAACCCTTCACGCTTGTTCCAGCGACCATCGCCATCACAGGGCAATACCCAAACACAGCCCGAGCCGGACTTGCACCACGAATGGACACGCCACAGGCCCTTCCAGCCTTCGACGGTGACCACCTGACCGGGCGTAGGATCAGCGACCATCGGAGTTGTCACCTTTGGGGCATTGTGGCCCGTGGGGGTCGTTGCCGAGAATGTCCGCACCGCACAGCGGGCAGAAACGGCTAGTCGTCTCGGCCACGATACGGCGGGCGAGGGCGTCGGCTAGGGCCGGACGGTCCTCAAATCCCATAAGTTCGACCTTTAGGGGTAGGTGGCTCATGGTCTGCGCCTCCCTTGCGCTAGCCCTACTTTCTAATGCTGACACCCGCAGCCTCCGGATCGTAACCGCAAGGCCATACCGTCCCTTTGTCCGCATACGCCCCGTCGAGGTCCGCCCCGCCGAGGTGCGCCCCACAGAGGTCCGCCCCGCCGAGGTACGTCCCGCCGAGGTGCGCCCCACAGAGGTCCGCCCCGCCGAGGTGCGCCCCACAGAGGTCCGCCCCGCCGAGGTACGCCCCGCGGAGGTCCGCCCCGTCGAGGTACGCCCCGCGGAGGTCCGCCCAGCCGAGGTCCGCCCAGCCGAGGTCCGCCCCGCCGAGGTACGCCCCGCGGAGGTCCGCCCCGTCGAGGTACGCCCCGCGGCCGAACTTCCGAACGGACCCTTCCCCGTCTACCACAGCAGCCACCAGGCCGCACCGCACCCGCACCTTTTCGCAATCCTCGCCCAACAGGTCGCCGGGCAGCCATCCGACGATGAGCACCGTCCGTGCGGGCCTACCGCCCTGCGCCATACCCGCGAAGGTCAGGCCAACCGACAGGCCGTCGCCCGGCATGGACGGGCAAGGCCCCTTGTTGTGCCAGTCGATGTCCGTTTCTTCGACGGCCCAGCCGCCGGGGAATGGCCAGCGGTAACCGTTGCGGGCAGTGAAGTCGGCCCGCACCGTTTTGACGCCCCACCGCATCGACCGTATCTGGTCAGCGGTAAGGGAGTCTAGGGCGGTTCCGGCCTGCCATTCGGTGTTGAACGGGCCAATCATTGCCGCCTCCCTTGCGCTCGCCTTGTCCCCCACATTCTCACACATCCCGTTCGGCCCGTCAAACAGAAACCCTGCCCCAACATGGCAGCACCCCGCCACAAAACTGGCAGACCGCCAGCGACCATTGCCGAAGCAGAAACCCCCTCAGGCCCAGGTCGGCCCACCAGCTTGTGCACTCGTGAAAGAGCGAACGCCCGTTCGGTCGGTGAAGTCCGCCCATTCTTGAAAGACCCAAACGGCCGTTCACAAGTCCTTTTCTCTAGGGTCTTTCGGCCCCTATGCGCTAGACGGCCCTAGCGGGACAATGGTGGCGCATGGTCAAGCGAAGAAGGGAGAGACCATGAGCGAGGAGAAAGCGTGCCGGAGAGCACTACGCCTAGCCTACATCGAGGGCCAGAAGGCGGGATGGGGCGCGGCTGGCTGGACAATTCAGGAGCTGTCGGGCGGCGGCCGAAACACTCAGAACGTCAAGTATGGGGCGGCCGACGCGAAGCTGCAACTCAAGGCTATCGAAGATGGCGGTGCCGACTGGTTGCCATTCCCCGACTTTTCGGGCGAGTGGGCCGGTGGTGCCGACTGGGACGAGACGGCGGACGACATTCTGGGCGCGTCAGGCTATCCGTGCTCCTGCGGGGACGAATCGGGCGACTGGGATCCGACGGACTGCACTGCGGAGTGCGAATGCTGGCGCCACCACTCCGCTGACGGCTGGATCGACTTGCTCAACGAATACGAGTTCGGCTTCTGTCACGCTGCGGAGACCGCCATCGTCCGGCACCTTCGGCACTACATCGCGGACGCGCCATGCTGAGCCTCATTCCCGAACCGTGGGATCAGATCCGTGCCACCGACGCCGACTTAGCAGAATGTCGAAGCCTACTCCGCAAACTGCGTGCCCGGCTGGTCCGTCTGGCACGGCACGACGGCGCAACCCTCGCCGACATCGCTGCCGATGCGGGAGTGTGCTGGCAGAGGGTCCAGCAATGGGAGAGAGAACGATGAGCCCCAAACCTCGAAGTCGCTGGAACTGCCAATATGTGAAGGTGCTGGCCCTGCCGTCGTGCTGGGTCGAATGGCATGTGAAAGACTGCGACTGTCAGCCCAATCACACGGCGGGGTGCATAGAAAGCGAAACCCAACGCATCGCCCAACAGCGAGCAAGCCAAGCCCAGACCACCAGCTAGCCACCACCAACCAACCGTGCCCAGGGACCACTAACCTGGGCACAACCACGCCACCACCCTTTAACCCGACCAAACCGATCAGCATGATAGGGGATATCATCTTGCTCTACTTGCTCTCCTAGTCTCACTGAGATTACAGTCTACTAGAAGGTTAGGGGGTGGGGTAGGCTCTCAACCACCGGGGGACTCAAAGTGACCCCCCGCCAAATGGGGGGAAGAGTTCTCTTGGGTGTGTGTGGTATAGGGTTTCTGGTTGGGGGTGTGGTGGGGTTGTGTTGTTGGGAGACTTTTTTCCTCTGGTAAAGAGTGGGGGAGGGTGGGTTGGTTTAGGTTTCGGTGTTTGGTGGGGTCTGTTTCGGGATAGTCAGGATGTCCTGCCATTATCTTGTGGGTTGGGGGTCTTGTCAAGGGGGTAGTTGTTAACGGTGGTTAACTTGTGTCGTGGAGGGCTTGTCCCGCCGGTTGGGACTCATTGCTCACCCTCCTGGCAGACTTCGAGGTCGGTCTTGTAGACGCGCCCGCTTGGCCACAGCCATCCCCGGAACGCGGGGTCCCGTTTGATCCCTTGAGGGACCTTCCGACAGAGCGCGTAGCCTTCTCTGACTTTGGGGTCGCTGGCCTCACCACCCTCATGCCAGGTCATTTGAGTATCCCGAGGAAGTCTTCGAGGGCGAGAACGACGATGGTGCCTTGCGGAGGGCCTGTTTCCAGGTTCGGCGGGCCGTCTTGTCCATGTGGGTCCAGTGTTTGTGGCCGGGCTGGGTTTGTTGGCGGTACTGGTCGATGAGGTTGGAGGCGTGGCCCCGCGACCGTATCGTAGGGTGGGGGCAGCCGGTGACGTGGACGAACTGGCGGATGATGGCCCGCTGCGAGGGGCTGGCCGGCTTGTCCCGCCAGCCGTCGGAGTAGGGTCTGGGTGGGGGTTTAGCGAACGGTTCGGAGAGGTCCACTGTTGGTCTTTCCTGTGGGTAGGGCCGGAGCGTGTCCGGCTCGTTCGGCGGGGACGGGGATTGTCTTGTCCGCCCAGGTTAGGGTTCCGGCTTGTCCGGCCCTACGCCACTTCTTCCCTCACTCTGCTCCCCGCTGTCCCGGCGATACCGGTTCGGGTCACACTCACGGATCGTAGCACGGGCGGGTGGGGGTAGTCAAGTGGGCTGCTCATGGGGTGCCGCTGTCGGTGCCGCTACCCGTGTAGTAGCGGTGGGGGTCGGGCTTGTAATCGTAATAGGACGACGATGGTGCGGGCATTTTGACATCGGCTGTCCCGCCGCCAGGGTTGCAGGAATGGTTGCAGTCCACCCTAATGTGGAGGGGGCGCTGACGCAGGTCGTCCACTAGGGTTTCGAGGTCGCCGTTCCTTTCCCGCACGTAGTTGAGCGCCCCTTCGAGGTCTTCGATGCGCTGACGGTCCAAGAACTCGGGATCGTTACATTCGTCACAGCCGCATCTCGTCTTCGTTTCCTTCCTATCTTCTAGGGCACGCACCCGCAGTTCGAGGCGGTTATTTCTTTCCTCGGCATTGTGGTCAAGGGCGTTGCTCAAGTCTACCAACACTTCGAGGCTTCTCATTTTGGAACGCAACAATTCGATACGTTCGCGATCAGACCGCCGCATCGTCGTCTCCTCTCTACATTCCGGTCGGATAGTTACAGTACACTCCCGCCACATGGTTCCGCAAGCAGCCGGAACCGTGAGCGTCGCATTGGATGCACCAGTAGCAGCGGGTCGGCCCGCCTGGGAAGTGGACCCAGCGGGACAGTGGTTGGCCGCACGTCGAGCAGGGTTCCCGTGCGGGCTGCTGCTGCGACGGATGTAGGCTCATCGTGCTATGATAGCACCGATGTCCGTAGCCGCGGCCAATCGCCGCACAAGAATCTGTGCCGCCGACGGATGCGGCAACCTCATCGGTCCCGAAGCCCACCATCGGCGCCTGTTCTGCTCGCCCACCTGTCAGAAACGCACTAGGGAACGCCGCGCCCGTGCCCGCAAGAAAGGCAAGCCGGAACCCCGCCTGAAAGACATGCCCGCCTTTCTCAACCCCCGCCGGGGAGAACTCTACGAAAGGCTAGCCACTGACCCCGTAATCGTAGACGGTTTGCTCAAAGGCAACATCAGTCAGAAAGAGGCCGCCACCCTCCTCGGCACCACCCAAGCGAACGTGAGCCGCACTATCGCCGCCCTCGTCGAGGACGCCCAGTTGGAGAAAGACCGGGGTGTGTGGGCCGCCGACCCGACCAACCTGGAACTTCTCGGCCCGTCCGGCGATCCGCCCGAAGGCCGCGAGCAGGAATGGCTGGACGCCCTCATCGCCGCGTTCACCCTGTTCAGGGAACGGTTTTTCCGTGACGAACGCGGCAATTATTACATAACTAAAGCATTTCACGCTAACTGGATCAGGGCCATATGCGAAACGGTTTATAAGGGTGGGCAGAGACTCATCCTCAGTCCGCCCCGGCATGGAAAGACCGAACTGCTCATCCATTTCTGCGTGTGGATGATGATGCGCAACCCGAACATCCGTATCCTATGGATTGCCGCTAATGCCACCCTGGCGGGCGACTGGATCGTCCACATTAAAGACCACTTGGAGAACAACACGGCGCTACGAGCAGCGTTCCTCCCGCCGGGCCTTGACTTTAAGCCCGCCCGCAAGACGGGGAAGCCGTGGAGCAAGGACCAGATCATCCTCGCTACCCGCACCATTCCGCTAAAGTCGCCGACCCTACAGGCCGTTGGTCGGGGCGGGCAGATCAGAAGTCGGGACGTGGACTTGATGGTCATGGACGATATTGAGAACACGGATTCGACGGCGCAGGACTACATGCGTGTGTTGACCCGTACTTGGTTTGCCGAAGTGGCGACCCGCGTCATGCAGAACACGGGTTTCATTGTCATCACTTCCCGCGTCCACCCGGACGACTTGGCGGGTTACCTGTTGGAAAACACGGAATGGGATTCTATCGTCGAGGCCGCCCATTCGATTGCCTGCGAACTGGACCCCAATGACGAGGATATCCACGTTGACTGCATGTTGTTTCCCGAACTGCGGTCATACAGGTGGCTTATGGGTCGTCGTCGTACTGTCGAAGTGGCGGGCGAAGGCTACTTCCAGATGGTCTACCAGAACATCGCTTCTGGTGAGCGGATGGCCCCCACTTTCATCATGGCCGACCTGCGGGACTGCCTGGACCGTAGCCGCACGCTGGGGCCACCCCACAATGGGTGCCGCCTAGTCGCTGGTCTAGACCCCGCTTCGGCGGGCTTCCAGGCGTCGTTCCTGTGGGCCTACGATCCGCTGACCGGCCGACAATATATGGCCGACCTGGACAACATGTTGGGCGGGGGAATACAGGGCGCACGCCAGATCATTGCCGCCTGGTACGACAGGTACCGTTGCGACCATTGGGTGATCGAAGAAAACGCGTTCCAGCGGGCCATCCGTCTCGACGAGAAGCTGCGGGAATACTGTAACGAGCGGCAGATTCTTTTGGAGGGCGTGCAGACCTACCGGCAGAAAACGGATGAGGATTTCGGGGTCGGCGCGTATGGCGGCCTGTTCTCCGAATGGGTTTGGGTAGAGGACCGTGGACAAGAGACTACCAAAGTGCGTAGAATGAGTCTACCCTATAAGGATGGTGAGGCGCAGGCGAAGACGGACCTTTTCTTGCGGCAAGCGAAATGGTTCTCCGATGGTGCTAGACCTACACATCGTACCGGAAAGGGTATACAGTTGGATGTGCTGATGGCCTCCTGGTTCCCGCAGAAGGTCATGCGTCGTTGGGCCGTGGACTTTCAGGGGGAGGTCGAGTTGGAGTACGAGCCGTCGTTCGCCAAGTGGGGTGAGCCTTCCCCCGTGAATGAGACACCGTGGTAGTCGCAACCAAGTCTCCTAGTCTCTCCGTATTCTCCGGTTCCATATGGGATCAGAAGTGGCCTGCGCCGAACAGCGAGATCATGTCCCGCCTCGACGCCCTTCGTGGCCTGTCCGCCCCCACCCTAGATGACCGTTCGAGAATCAAACAGATCATGGATGGTGGCGCCGACGGCATCAAAGCACTACTCGGCGACAAGGTGAAAGGGTTGGGTCGGGACATTCCCGCCCCGAACCTTATGGCGTCGGCGATGGAACGTTTGGGCCAGAAACTCGGCAGGCCGCCCACACTGCGCACCGACCCGCCCGAACATAAGGATACGAAGCAGGCGAAAGCGCAGGCGGAACGGCGTCGCCGCATCGTCGCCGCATACGACGAGCAATGCCGCCTCGAACTGCAACTACCGCAGGCGGGACGCTGGCTGCCCGGCTACGGGTTCGCCGTCTGGGTTGTCCGCCCGTGGAAGGACCGGGACGGCAACTGGTATCCGCTCGCCGAACTCCGCGACCCTTACGACTGTTTCTGCGGCTGGTTCGGGCCGACCCAGCAGCCCGACGAGTTGGCTATCGTTCGTCGTATCCCGATCCAGGCGCTCATCAACCTGTACCCCGAACATGCGGACAGGCTAGCGAAACGTCCCCTGGCGGGCAACACGAACCTTATGGGAACCGATTCGGCCCGCGCGGGATGGGAAAACCAGTCTGGCGAAGGTCTAGAAGTCGCCGAATACTACGCTCCCGACGGGACTTGGATCATCATACCCGAACGGGAATTGGTCGTCGATTGGTCGCCCTCTATACTCAAGTCTGGTCCCCCATTCGTCGTGGCGAAACGGTTCTCGTTCAACCAGTTGCAGTCACAGTACCATCATGTCATCGGCCTGATGGCACAAATGGCGAAGATCAATGTGCTAGAAATGATCGCAATGGAAGATGCCGTGTTCACGGAGACGAATATAATCGGCGAGCCGACGGGCCGCAAATATCAGCGGGGACGGTTCGCGGTGAACGTGTTCCCGCCGGGCACGGAGATCAGCAAGCCGATGAATCAGACCCCATACCAGTTGTTCTCGGCGATCAGCCAGGCGGAACGCCAGTTGCGTATAGGGGCCGCGTATCCGGTGACCGACGATAGCGAGTCGCCGACCCAGTGGACGACGGGTCGGGGTATTGAGCAGTTGCAGGTTTCGGGGATTTCTAATCACATTAGGGAATACCAGACAGCGATCCGCTATGCGTTGCAGCGCCTGGATGCTGTGCGTTTGGAAATGGATGAGACATTGTGGCCGGGCGGGCAGAAACCGTTGGTCGGTTCTTTGGACGGGGCGCCGTTCGCCGAGAAGTACCGTCCGTCCGAGATTCAAGGATCGTATAGGACTCGTCGCATCTATGGGGCGATGGCCGGCTTCGACGATGCGTCGAAGATCATTGCGGGCATCCAGTTGAAGGATGCTGGGATTATAGACGCCGAAACGTTCCAAGAGAACTTGGATGGGTTGGAGAACCTGCCCCGCATCCGCGATAGGATTACTAGGAGTAGGGTGGAGGAAGGTTTGTTCGCTATGCTGGCGCAGGCGGCGCAACAGGGTGAACCTAAAGCCCAGTTGGCTATCGTCGAGATTCACCGCAGTCCCGGCGACATTGACATGATCTTGGACAAGTATTTCACGCCGAAAGAGCCGCAAGTTTCGCCAGAGGAACAAGCATACATGCAGCAGATGATGCAGCAGCAGCAGATGGCGCAGCAGGGACCACAGCAGATGCCTGCCGCCCCGTCCGTGATGTCTGCGTTGACGAGGCTAGAGTCGAATAGAGGAGGAACCCCACGATGAGCGACAAAGAAATCCAGCTCACCATTACCATTGTCGGCCACTTCATAGAAGGAGAACTGAATCGCCCCGGCAGGGTGGCCGGGCTGGGTGGCGACGTTATCGGATATACTGAGGATTTTCCCGAGATCGTGGAGGGAATATATGTGGTAACGCGCGAGGAGGAGAAGTGACAACTTTCTTGAACTATGGTCCCAGTCAGGGGGCCACTACTCTAGAACAGGTCGGCCCAGTATCGTTGTGGTCGGACGGGCAGGGCAATGTTCTGCGCGCCGTGCAGGCCAACCGATATGTGCGGGTTGAGACTAGGGGCGGCTGTTTCTCGGCGCTGAACAGTGACTTCGTGGTGGAGGGGCCGGATGGTCTGCGGGTGGTGCGCCGAGACGACTGGACTTATGTTCCGGTCGAGCATTACGAAGACCCGGCCAACCGGGAACCGTCGGGTCCGCCACAACGACAGATTCGTCCCGTACCAGAAGTGCCCCCCGTTGGCCCCATTGTGGTACTCGGCGTGGAGGAACCCGTCGAGCAGTTTCCTGCCCAAATGGGCAACAAACTGCCCATAGAAATCCCGCCCCGATGGCGACTAGAACGACAAAACCTCGAACCCATCAGGGCACTATGCGACAAGGCGGGCCTCTCCCACCTCGGCCGCAGGCCCGACCTCATCAACAGACTGAGAGAATATGCCGAGAAAACGGCAGCCCGTTAGGCTCGCCCCCGCCGCCGTATACGGTGAGCGGCAAGCGTTGCAGCAGCAACAGCAGGCCGCCCCGATGGGCGACGTAGACGCACAACGGCAACAGCAGTTCAAGACGATGACGACCGGGCAACCCGCCCCATCGTATTCGGTGTTCGCCCCGACGCAGCGGCCGGGCGAGCCGATCACGGCAGGGACGAATGTGGGACCAGGATTGGGGGGTCCGCCCGCCCCGTCGGTGGGTAACGATCCGTTGCTGCTCGCCCAGGAAATGTACCGGATTTTGCCCCACCCGGAACTGCTTCGACTGTTGCGGTCGCTCGGGGCGCAGTAGTGCCCGACACCGACTTTCTCCGCATTTTCGCGGACCCCTGGTATGCGCTAGCCAAGTTGCAAGAGGATGAGGCAGCACGGCAACGGCAATCCACCTTTGCTGACATGCTGAACACCGACTGGCTGGGCACCGCCGTCTCTCGGGGGGTCGAAAATGTGGGGAGAGAACGGGCGCAGAACACGATCGATATTGCCCGCCGCTACCCGGACGCTCCCCCAGAATGGGTGACTGCTGCGGGTGCGGCTGGTGCTACTGCCGACGATTTCGCTACCTACATGGTGATGCGCCAGCGGGTCGAGCGCGGCGACAACATTCCGACCCGCATCGCGAAGGGGATTGTCCGAACCGGGATTGTGGGTGCCGACGCTATTTGGGAAAGCCTGTTTGCCATTCCCGCCCGCACAATTGCGGGAACGTTGGGGATAGGTAATGCGGGACCGATGAATCTAGTGGACGCTTTCAGGGCGGCGGGTGCGCCCATAGCCTCCGGTATTTTGCGGGAGCAACTTCATGGTCGCCCTGTCAACTTGGGGACCGGATGGACTCCGTACGGGGCGACCATACCGGAGGACACACAAGAGTATGCCCAGTTGGTCCGCAACGGCGTGTCGCCGGAGGAGGCATCCCGCACCGTCCAGGAGCAAATCGGTATCCCTATCGGACCTTTGACGGTTCGACAGCGGGAGACGGGCATCACTATCGGTGCCGGGTCGGCGTCGCCTGGCCGTATTGTGGCGTCGTTGGTCCCGTTTCTGGAACCGGACACGACGGCGTTCAACGCCGTTTCGATGGGTTTGGACATTGCGGCGCAAATCAGGCTTGACCCCACGGCGCTCATGTTGCGGTCGAGCGCGGCGACACGGGAGGCGTCCCGCCTGTTTTCCACCGTGGACGATGCTGCCGTCACAGCGGAACGCGCCGGTCTGATCCGGGGTCGATTCCTGAACACGGTCCACGGACCGACCGCCGAATCGTGGCTATCGTCCGAGGCGGGCCTGGCAACCACCCGATATGTTGACGATCTGGTCCGCGACCCGGCGGGCCTAACCGTCGTCCACGACTTCCTCACTTCGACGGCAGGCAAGGAACTGCCGATAGTAGACACGCTGAACCGACTGCGTAGCGGCACCTCGTATGACACGCTAGCGCGGGAACTAGTGAACGGCGGGATGATGCGGGAAGTCCCCGGCTCTACCTCCCGTATCTCTCGGGGTTTGGCCCGCGCGGCGACTAGGGGAACCCCAGCAGAGGAGTTCGCTGCCACTATTGGCACGAAGTTGGGGTTCCGTCGCCTGACTGGTCGGGGTGGGTTCCGCCAGTTGCGGGAAATGCAGAAGTCGTTGGTGAGCGTAGAGGACGCCGACGACCGGCTCCGCACCCTCAGCGATTTCATGGTGGCAGGCAAGTACGACGATGCGGCCCGTGGCGCCTGGATGGGTCGGTGGCTCGATTTGGGGCAGAATCCGTCGTCGAATGACGTGTTCCATCTGTGGCGCGAGTTCGGCGAGGATTTTTCGGGTCGTATCGGGGCCGAGTTCGGATGGTCGGCGGCGGAGGCGAAAGCGTTGTGGCGACCGATCAGCGAATACGCCGACTCGTCCATGTATATGAGCGACTTTACGGGGCGGCCACCCCTATATCCAGGCAGTCGGTTAGAGATGATGGCCGACGGTACCTACCGGGCGGTCCCTGGTCCTGTCGTCTCGACAGAGATGCTCGGTCACGACCTACTGCTACCCGACCCGCGGGAGTTGCGGCGGGCGGTCGGCGTGTTGGCCCCACTGCGCCAGCAGGCACCGTGGTTGTTCAGGGCGTCCGACCCGTTGGGCCGGTTCCGTCTCTTGTTGCCATTCGATATAGTGACTAAGGGTTGGAAGTGGCTGCATCTGCTTCGCCCCGCCCTGCCGATGCGGGTCATCCCTGAGGAGCAGTTGCGGATGGCGGCCCTCGGTTTCGATTCTATGTTTTCTCATCCCCTCTCCTACATTGCGTGGGTGGCCGGGAACGACGGATCGTGGCTGGGCCAGATTGCCCGCCGCCTGGGTGTCCCGGCCCGCGGTCGTTATCGGCTTCTCAAATATACGGACGAGGCGGCCGCCCTGCGGGCATTGGAGAAGGCCGACCCAGAAGATGTGTTGCTCACGATGGCGGATCATTGGCAGGAAACGACTTCTCGCGCCGCGGGGCACGGAGCGCTCACCGGCATTTATCGCGACCCGCGGCAACGTAGCGCGTGGCGTGCCGTAGCGGGAAACAGCAAGGAGGGCATGAAGGCCAGGACACACGCGGTCGCCCGCCTCTCCTTCGACCCGCTGGCCCGCCGGATAGCGGCGGATGGGGTGGAGTCGGCGAAATTGTGGCTCCGGTCCCCGGAGGGTCAGGCGCTTATGCGGGCGAAGATGGGTGTGAACGCCACTACCGACAAGATTTTCGCCTCGTCCGCGGCGATGGACCGCTGGGCAGAAATGGTAGACGGCTACATTGACAATCTGGCGGGCCGCAATGTGATCCCCATGATCGACGGGCGGGCTATCGACACAGCGGCCATTCCCGCCGACTGGGCGCGGGCCATCGAGAATGGGGAGTGGTCCCGCATCTCGTATGCCCGTGGTCCGGAACCGTGGGAACCCTCGATCCGCCAGATGATCGCCACGGGCCGCACCCCACCTACGGAACTGTTGCCCAATGGGTTGAAGATCAGCTCTGGCGAGGGTATCGCCGAGTCGTATAGGGCCATCGGCGAAGCGCTAGACGGTATGGCCGACGGTTTCCGGGGCACCCTTATCCCCGCCCCGGCGACACCGGGTGGCAGTTGGAAGGGCATGATGGACCGTGGGGTGGACGCCCTTTTCGATCATACTCTGGGCCGCCGTACCGACATTCTGAGCCGTTTCCCCATGTTCAATCAGAAACGTTGGCAACGTTTGGAGGAGATTCTTCCACTTTCGTCGGCTAAGGTTCAGCGGCAGATTATCACTTCGGCTAGGGTGAACAAACTGCCGAAAGCGACAATAGCGCGGATGGAACAGGTCGCCGCCCGCGGCGCTGGCGTCGGCATAGACGACTTCCATCTTGCAGAAGATTTGGCCGGAACTTACGCCACTAGCGAAGTCAAAACCTACCTATATGATCTGAGCCGACGCCACCAGATCATGGACATACTCGGCACCACCCTCCCGTTCGGCGAAGTCACGGTAGAAGTAATGGGCACTTGGGCACGCATCCTACGCCGTGCCCCCGTCGCTGTCCGCCGGGCGCAGCAACTCTACGAGGGGCTGTCGGAACAGGGTATCATTTTCCCCGACCCGCAGACGGGGGAACTCGTATTCCAAGCACCCCTCTTGGGTCCCCTTTTGGGTCTAGTGAAGGAACCTGTCGGCCCTACCGGGTGGGCGGGACTGGTCGGCTTGCAGTCCATGAACCTCGTCGCCTCGTCGCCGCTTCCCGGCGGGGGGCTGTTCGCCCAATACGGTCTTTCCCGCTTCATTCCGAAATCGTGGCCCACCTTTCTACGCAGCCTCGTCCTTCCTTACGGGGATGTGACCGTAGATTCGCCAGGGGCTATAGTGGATCAAATGTTGCCCGCCTGGTTCCGCAAAGTGTTGGCTTCCGTCGGCGTGGGCAGTCCAGAATCTAATCAGCAGATCATGTCTTTGACCCACAACATTCTGATGCAGATGGTCGCTTCCGCACCGACAGAACCGCAGAACATGGGCGAAATCAATGCTATGGCGCGGGAAGCCAATTCGATAGCGAACCGGGTCACTTTCATCCGCGGTATCGTCCAGGCGATCATGCCTGCCGCCTTCTCGCCGACCTTCCGCACCGAGGATGCGCTGGGCCGGGTCTGGTATTCGGAGGCGCTCGCAGAGGAATGGTCTAATGCTATCACCCGATACGATGGGGATGAACTCGCCGCATATGAATGGTTCTTGCGGGCCTTCTGTGTGGGCGAGGATGGGCAACTATCCGCCGACTGGTTAGACCCCACTACCTTTGTGGGGCGCACTGTCGAAATAGTGAAGCGGCCCCTCACCGTGGAGGGCAACCGTTACGCCTACGCGAATGCCGATCTGTTCGAGACGGTCGCCCCGCTCACCGCCTACTTCGCCCACCCGGACGAACCGGAAGAACTGGACGCCAACTTCTCGATGGCCGCGTGGAAACGGTGGATCGACGAGGGTGCCCGCGCCACCCTCACCCCAGCGCAGGCGGTGATCCGCCGCAACCAGACGATGGGGGCGATCCTATACGAACGGGCGACCAGGATGGCCGACAATGTGTGGGGATTGGAACCGTCTGGCGCTCAACTCGCGGCGAAACAAGCCTGGCTGCGGGAACAGCGGCTCATCCTCGCCACCCGATACTATGGTTACCGTCAGACCAATCCGGGTGTGCCCTCCCGTCCCGACCTGGGTATGCTCATCCGCGAGTTCCAAACCGAATGGGTTGGCCCTGACGCCGATCCCCGCCTCGCCCAATCGCAGGCGGGAATAGGCGTGACCATGTATATGGCGATGCGGGATGCCGCGCTCCAACATGCGACCACCCAACTCGGCCTATCTACGGGCGACGACCCTTCTGGCGCGGAGAATGGAATGTGGCAGGCCCAGTCGGCCCGTTTCCTCCGCAACAATCTACGGACCTATGGGGAGAACCTGGTCGCCCAGTATCCCGATTTCGGATTCGTGTGGCGGCTTATTTTGGCCTACGAGTTTCCCGATGAGGAAATGTTGCCATCGCAGGATTCTGCGCCGTATACTGATCCTTACCAGCTTGGTTGGCCCGTAACTAATGTAGGTGGGGGATGAGCGCGGAAACGCAGGAGTATGCTGATCGCCTAGAAACTGCCGGCGTTTTGACCCCCGCCCAGGCCGACGAGGTTGCTGCCCAGCCGGACCTGGATGCTGCCATTGCGAAGGGCAACGAGTTCGTGAATCCGCAATCCGTCCAGACGACAGGGGTTCCCGCCCCATTGTCTCAGGCGGCGGCGGGTGGCACGATGCTCAGTCCCGACGAAGTTGTCCGCCGTATAGAAGCAGCCGGGACAGTCACCCTTTCCCCAACCGACAAGTCGAGTGCGCTCGCGGCGGCCGACGGTGCTGCGGCCATCGAATCCCTACTGCGCTCCAACAGTGTCCTCGCCGCTAACCATCAGGTGATCGCTGGCTCCCTCAAGGGGGACAGCCTGGGTGTAGCCACCATTGCGGCATCCCTCACCCTCCAAACATCCGACACGATCAGGAACGATGCGCCCCTCTGGAACGCCATACAGCAACAGCTCCTATTCCAGCAGCAAACGGGGGCCGTTCGCCCCGGCACCCTGAGCGGTGGGGGGACGGCCACCGGGGTCGAACCCGTCTTCTATCGGGAAGATGTAGATTTTATGTTCGGCGGGATGCACCCGTCCGGCATTGCCGTATATCAGACGATGGCCGTCAACGCGGGTCTACTCCGGTCCGGCTCTTTCTCTCTGGGAGTTATGAACGATGCGACCGAATGGGCGTTCTCCGCCTTCCTGTCCCGGTCGAACGACCGGGGTTATGTCACTCCCGGCGACCGGCAGACGATGGGTGAGCAGGCGGCGAAACTGCATGGCATCTTTTTGGCTGCCCAGGACTATGTGTTCGCTGCACCACCCCTGCCCCGCTACGTTCCGCCCATCCAGCGCAAGCCGACCCTACTGGACATGCGGGAAACGGTGATGGCCCTGTTCGCCGAGGCGGGCGCCACCCCGTCGGCTACGGACCTGTCCGAGTTCGCCAAGTACCTGTCGGAACAGTACGACACGCAGGCCCAGTTGGAGGCGCAGGCGGGGGAACTCGAATACATTCGTGAACAGGAGATGCGGGGCTATTCGCCGACCACTACGCAGGAGCAGACGGTGGCTGCGGCTGCGGAGACGGGGAATGTGGTCGCGCAGATTGATCCTGAGGGGGCGTTGCGCCGCAAGTTCCGCGAAGTGTTCGCCGGGCAGATCGCCCACAATGAGAACGCTGCCGCAATACAGGCCCGCCAGAATTCGATTCTGGGCCGCCTGTTGCAGCAGCCTCGGGGTTCTGCCCCATATCTAGGATGGCCGGGATGAGCGATTGGGGTAGTCCTGTTCCTGGCGCACCAACCGTGTCGGGCAGTAACCTGTTCGGAGAACCCCGCACCGGGCACACCCATGCGGGCTGGGACATTAACGCACCCGGCTGGACGGGCGGCCCCGGCTTCGGGGCGGGCACGCCGATCCGCGCTGCGGGCGGTGGCACCGTTCACTACAACCATACTTCTAGCGGTGGCTATATCGTCAACATTGTTCACGATAATGGGTGGACAACTTCGTACATGCATTTGGGGACGAAGGACGGGTCGATTGGTCCGTACGCGGTGGTGGATGGTGGCCGAGTGGAGGCGGGCCAGGTTATCGGCTATATGGGCGATACGGGGAATCCGCAGGCGGGCGCGTTCCACCTTCACTTCGAGATTCGCGATCCTCGGGGGTCGGCGGTCGATCCGGCGACCGTAGGCTTCGGGGGGACCGCTGGTGCGGCGGGAACGCAGTCCGACCAGTATGGCACTATCTTGCGGACCATGCTGGACGAAATGTCGCTAGCGGCAGCGAGGGGACAGCGCCTAACGCCCGAACAGGCGGGCGTGCAGCCGTGGGACGCCGCTTCCCTGTTCGCCCCAGACAATCCGGAGGGGCCGCCGTTGCGGACAGCGCAGGAGGCTGCCACTGTGGCGGCCCAGGGATCACCGCCGTCTAGGCTGAAATGGTGGGGAAATAATGGGCGTTGATACCGGACTTCTTGTTCCACGTCCGCCGCCTGGGCTATTCCAAACCGGGGTGACCCCCACCGATCCTGCCGAACTGGTCCGGCGTCCCGGTTCTCCCACCACGCCGCACACCGAACTCGCCCCTGTCGGCGTCGGCCCTTCCGTCGGCGCCATCCCCGGAACTAACCAGATATACGAGTTGTGGAATATCGGCGGCATACAGTACCTCGTCTATTGGATCGTCACGGGCGACGGCCCGAATGACCGTTTCCCCCTCGCCTACCAGTTTAAGCCCGGCGAGGTGCGCACCACATTCGCGGGTTCGCCCGAAGCGACGCCGACCATATTCAACACGGTAGGGTCTGGGCTGGATGCTGATGGGGCGTGGGCGGCGTTCGAGTCGATGGGCGGTTTCCTCGGCGGGTTCGTGTCGGAACTCGCCAACATGGAGGACGATCCGATACCCCAGATCGCCGAACAGATGCGCATTCTGCATCCCGAGATAACCGACCCTGCTTTCTGGGCAGTTGAGGCCGCCGCCTTTCTTGAAGGCAGAACGCCCACTGAACAGGAATTCCTCGCCAATAGTCCCTGGTATCAGAGCATGGATTCGTCCCAGCGGAACTGGTTGAACCTCCTTAACTCTGATCCGCAGGAAGCGCAGCGCCTACTCGAAGACAACCGCGTTTCTGCCGAACAGTTGCTCTCCAACGCTGGCGTGTTCCGCCCACCCGAAGGACTGGTCAACCTGCTGGCTGACCAGTATACGCATGGTACTTGGTCCGAAGTTTATTTGATGCGGCAGATCGAATTGATAGCCGACCCACTAGCACAAGGCGACCGTGATCCCACCGTACTCGAATGGTTGACGACGGGCGGTCCCCTCGACACGACCGTAGCCAATCGGGAAACGGTGAGGAATCTTGTCACGAAATGGCTCGGCCCCCAGTTGGGGGACTGGTCGAACCGGCAGATCGACAGGTGGGCGAGCCGGTTCCGCGAGGAGGAGGACGCCCAAGATGAACTGGTCAGCGTGTTGCAGCGGCAGCGGGCGATCATGCTCCCAGGCTACGACGACCCGACCCTAACCTACGAGGACATCGCTAACCCGTTCCGTCAGATATGGCAGAACGAGTGGAACCAACCCGCCGACGAGATGGACCCCCTATTCTTGGAAGTGGTTAACACGCAGGACTATTCGGCGGCGAGCGAACTGCTACGCCGCGAGGGGATCGCCCAGGGTGTCGGCTTCGTCCAGAACAGCCTGTTGGGTGACCTGTATAGGGCGATGGGCGGTGTGACTGTGAGGCCACAATGACGACTAGGCCGACACCGATAGCGGAAGCGATCTCGGCGCTCGGGGTCGAGCGGGGCGAGTTCCGTGTCGAGTGGGGTCAGGCTAAGGCGGCGGCGCAGGCCGTAGCGGACATGCAGGCCCAGATTGCGGCGGCGAGAGCGGCGGGGGCACCACCCGCACAGATGGCCGCCCTGGCCCGCCAGATGGCCCCCCTGCGGACCGCCCTGGCTAGGGAACAGCGGGAGGCTACGGCGGCTCGCCAGGCGGTCGTGGCGGCGAGACAGGCGAAACGGAGTACGGTCGCCAACTGGCGGACTTTCATTGGGAATGCCCGCCTCACTGTCCCCTACCTGCCGAACGCGCTCATCCGGGTCTACACGGAAGCATGGATTAGGACTAACGATCCGCTCCTAGCGATGGCCGCCGTCGAGCAAGACCCCCGCCTTGAGGAGTTCTTTCCCGGTATCCGTCGCGACAATGGGACGCTGCGTATGCCGATCAACGAGTACGGCGCTGTCGTCGAAGCGTTCGACGAGGCGCTACTCCGGGCGGGCATCAATCCGACGACGATGCGGGGCCGGTACGGCGAGCTGATTGAGGGCAATGTGAGCGCCGACGAGTTCCGTAGCCGGGTGGTCGCCATGTCGGAGCGGGTGTTGGCGGAGGAACCGGCGATGATGGAAATGTACGCTTCCTACTATGGGATCGAAATGAACCGGGGTTCCCTGATCGCTGCGGCCCTGGACCCGCAGATCAATGAGGCGATCCTGTCCCGTCAGATCAGTACGGCGGAGATCGGGGGGGCTGCCGCTATCGCCGGGTTCCGCCTGAGCCGGGATACGGCCACCGAACTCTACCAGTATGGTTTGACGGAGCAGACGGCTCGGGAGACTTTCATGGAGGCGGCGCAAAAGTTGCCTGGGTTTGGTCGGGCAGCGGAGCGCCAGCGGGAGGGCGAGTTCGGGTTGGGCGAGTATTTGGGGGCGGCGAACCTGTTGGGTACGGCGGAGCAGCGGCGTTTGGCGACGGAGAAGGCGGGCCGCATGTTGGCGGGTGAGGCGTCCCAGTTTACGGAGCAGGAATTCGCCGCCCAGGCGACCCCGTATACGCTGACCGGCCTGTCCGCAAGATAGGTACTTGTGCGCTTGTGAAAAGCGTGGTAGTCTAATGTTGGCCTGCGGGACTGTCCCCGCAATGTGGGCGGTAACGCCCCGCCGATAGGGACAGTGGCCGCCCGTGCGCCCCCGCAACGGGTGTGTAACCAAGTCGGGGTGTTGACGCCTAAGGGGCGCGGCAGCAGGCAGCGCACCCTCTGGGTTGTCTTGCGTTTAGCAAGGTTTCGTGTGGAACATCTGCCGCCGGTCGTGTGCTATTCCCCCGTAGCGCACAGTGAGCCGAACGATGGGGCGAGCAAGAGAGGGGACAGCGATGTCCGACGAAACGACAGACATTGAGGCCGAGGACGAACCGGAAACGAAGCAGGGCCGCAACTGGAAGGCGCTGCGGGAACGGGCCGACGCTGCCGAATCTAAGGTGAAAGACCTGGAATCGAAGATGCGTAAGGGCGTGTTCCGTGAGGCCGGATTCGACCCCGAGTCTGGGGTGGGCAAAATGTTGGCGACACTGTACGAGGGTGATCTTGAGGTGGAGGCGTTGAAGGCGTTCGCTAAGGCCGAATACGGGGTGGAACCCGGCGAGCCTAGCGTAGCCGTTTCGCCCGCCGCCGACCAGATCGTCGCGGTTCAGGGCCGCATTGACAGACTGTCCGCCCAGTCGCAGCCGCTGGCCCCGCCCGGAGGGGATGATGCTATCGCCGCCCGTGTTGTCGAGTTGGAAGCGAAAGGCGATACCGAGTCCCTGATGGAAGCCATCGCCCTCAGAGATGAGTGGCGGAAACGACAAACGTAGGGGGTAGGCAATGGGCGCTGTTAGTGGTGTTTCAACCACTTACAACCTAGTTAACTATCTGGGCACCTTGTTTAAGGTGACCCCAGATGATACGCCGCTGGTCACTATGATGGGCGGGCTGCGGGGGTGGGCGCCGGTCAATTCCAAGATTTTCACTTGGCAGACCGTCGATAATACTGCTGCCGCTCAGCCGGCCATCGTGGAGGCAGCGGACCCGGATTACTATGAGCGGACCCGTTCGGAAGTGTCGAACTGTACGCAGATATTCCAGTATGGCGTGAAGATCGGCTATTCCCAGTGGGGGGCGACAGACCAGTTGTCGTCTACTGCTCAGACGATTCTGGGCACGCAGCCTATCGGCAACGAACTGACTTTCCAGAAGATGTTGACCCTGGAACGGTGCAAGCGGGACTTGGAGTATTCGTGCATCCGTGGCGCGTACCAGTACCCGACTGACAATAACACCGGCCGGAAGATGCAGGGCCTGGAAAACGCCATTTCGACCAACTCGGTGAGCCTGTTTACCACGATTGGCACCGTGACTGGTGCTAACGCTGGTGACTTGTGGACCCACGGGGACGCTCACGGTTTGGTGACTGGCGACGAGGTTCAGTTCTCTGCTGTCGGCACGGGTGGAACCGGGTTCGCCGTGGACACCCCGTACTGGGTGATCTATGTGGGTAGCGCGACCTTCACCTTGGCCTCGTCTCTTGCTAATGCCCTCGCGGGTACGATCAAGACGATGAGTGCGGACACGGTGGGTACTTGGACGCTGGTGAAGTCGGCGAAACTGGCGAAGGGTGATGTCAACAAGTTGCTTCGTACCATGTACGATGCGGGTGCGCCTTTCCGTCAGCCGGTGATCTTCTGCAACTCGTTCAACAAGCAGGTCATTTCCGACATTTACGGGTACGCCCCGGATAGTCGGAATGTCGGCGGTGTGAACATCAACCAGATCGAAACAGACATCGGGAACTTGGGTATTGTCATCGACCGGCACATTCCGGCCTCGAAACTGATCGTGGCGGACATGAGCATCCTGCGCCTGCGGGCGATGCCGATCCCCGAGCGTGGTGTCCTGTTCTTCGAGGAAACCGCCAAGACTGGTGCCTACACAAGCGAGCAACTCTACGGCGAGTTGGGACTTGAGTACGGTTACGAGGCTTGGCATGGGATCATTAAGGGTTCTACGACCGACGAGCAGTCGTAGGCACGGTAGGGACGGTGTGGGGGAGGCTTCGCCCTCCCCCACACCGGGCCAGACGGCAAAAGGAGTGGGGATGGTTACGAAGGTTAAGGAACTAGCGTTCCAGCCTAAACTGAAGGAACTGTTGGCGAAGTTCCTGTGGGGTTATGGGTCTAGCGCCCCGGTTGATGGTTCGACTGGGGCGGGGTCTTGTCCGGTTGGTGGCCTGTATGTCCACACTACTTCGGGGACCGTGTACCGGAATGGTGGGACGAAGGCTTCGCCGACTTGGCTGACCGGGGTTGGTGTGGCGGTCGGCGATTTGGGCGACGATACGCCCATCACTTTCGGGTCTGGCGATATCGCCACCCTGACCTATGACAGTACCGAAAAGTGCATCATGTTCACGCCGACCCGTCCGAGCGCGACAGACCCGGCATACGCTTACGGCCAACAGTGGGAGAATACCGATCTTTTCACTGGGACGGGCGCGGTTAAGGCGTTCGGCCTGTACCTGACGGGCGGGCGCGATTCGGCGATCCTGAACGGCGACGCCCACGACATGCAGTTGAAGGTCGATTACGTTAACGAGGCCGTCAACGTGGGCGGCTGCTATGCCCGTGGCCTGTCGTGCCAGATGAACAACAAGACTACCGGAGTCATCGGCTCATTGCAGGGCGGTTTCATCGGCGTGCGTCAGCGTTCGACGGCTGCTTGCCCGCAACTGCTCGGCTTGCAAATCGACGTGAAGGTCGATGCTGGCAAACTCGCACCTTCGACCGAGTTGACTGGGCTGCGGGTGGAGATGGACTTGGGCGATTCTGTCGCTTGCGCTGCCTCGTATGGGGTGGTTGTCCGCAACCGGACGGATGGTGCGAACGGGCCGCCGACGGCTGCGTTCAAGGCGTACAACGATGGGACGACAAGCTGCAAGGGCTTCCTCTACGGTCTGGACTTGATGTCCTCGCTCGCCATCGCTTCTGGTAAGACGGTGGTGGATGGCGATATCCGGTTCAGCCAGAAGGATGCGAACGAGTTGCCGTGCGTCCTGTTCACTGGGACGGCGACTAGCGACGGCACCATCGTCACCGATGTTGGTGCCGACACCTTGTGGGCGGACGGCTGCCTCTATATTAGTGTGGTGGATAGCGCCGGGAAGTTGTTCCAGAAGCAAGCGGACACTTGGATAGACCTCCAAGCCTAACGGGAGGCCGTAAAGTCTGTTAGGATAGGGGCCATGGCTAACATAACCTACCTTCATGGCGGGATCGGCAAACTGGACATTGAGGGCCGCCGCGCCGAACTCAATACGATGCTGGGCATCATGTACGCCCGACGGCAGGACGCTGAGGCCGAGTTCAAACATGCCGAGGAAATGATCGCCCAGATCAAGGGTGGGTTGATCGAGGCGGAAATGTGGCTGGCCCGGATCAGTGGGGGGTCCGGGCCGGCCGCCGCGCCCGAACCGGAGGCCGATACCGATGCCTGATCTGGTCGCCTATCTGGCAAAGTTGGAGGCGGGCCTGGCGCGGGCGGTGGCCCGTTTGCAGCAGGCTACACAGGCGGCGGATCGGGCGAGGGCTGACGCTAACGCTGCGGCGGGCGCGGTACAGGCGGTAAGGAGGTTAGTGGATGGCGAAACTGAAACCCCGAGTATTCCGGGCGGGGTCGGCGATGATCCTCCCGCCAGTGACGGAGAACGAGAATCCGGGTGAGGAACAGATAGAACCTTAGGGGGTGTGGGGTGGCTAGCGGTCATTTGAGGGGTGGGCTAGAAACAACGATTTCGACTACGGCGGTGCAACTGTTGGGTGCTAACGCGGCCCGCAAGGCGCTGATCGTGCAGGAGACGGGCGGGTCGAACGACTTTACTTTCGGCGAGGACGATTCGTCGGTCGCCGACGGGTTGGGTATCCACGTTCCTGCGAATACGACGATCATCTTGGACGGTGAGGCGTGCTACACGGGGGCCGTGTGGGCGATCCGTACGGCGTCAGGGGATGCGAAGGCGTCAGCGTCGGAGATCGTATAGGGAGGGCCGATGAGTACGGTCGCGCAAGTCATCAACCGGACCCTCCGCGAGTGGTTGTACCCCGCCAACGAGCGGCCCATCGCCGCGCCCCTCGCCGCCAACATCTCGTCCACTTCGGCGACAACCTTCACCTACAAGGACGGGTTCTTCGCTGCCGAAGAAGAAGACCTGTTGGACGCTGGGGTGGTCGTAGAGATCGACCGGGAACTCATGTTCACTTCCGGCATCGACACTGGCAGCCGCACCATCACTGTCCAAACACGCGGCTACATGGGTACCACGGCCGCTATCCATACGGCGGGGGCGGACATTGTGCTGGCCCCCTTTTATCCCCGCCAGCATGTGTTCGACGCTCTCGGAGACACTATCGAAGGATTGTGGCCCGACCTGTATGTGAAAACGACGATGGCCGCAACCGCGCAGACCACGCCGCTAGAAGTCCCGGCCACGGTCGAAGATGTTGTACGGTACATTTACCCGGAGACAGACAGCACGAACACCCGTTGGCTGCGGGGCACGATTGATCTGCTCAGAGACTTTCCCGGTTCGGGCGGCACCCCCACCCCTACTAGTGTGGCCGTCCAGTTCATCAACGTGCCATCAGGCCAGAACGGCTACCTGACCTATAAGGCCCGGTTCACTCGGCCCACCACCGAATCGGACGACCTGTCCACCTCGTTCGGTTGCCCGACCCGGTGGGATGAACTGCTGATCGCGGGTGCGGTCATGCGGATCATGGGTGGCCGCAACATGGATTTCGCTACAGCCGAATACTTGTCGGACCTGTTGGAGGCGCAGGGGTTCCCGGCGGGTACGGGCGAGCGCCTATTCCAGTCTATGGCCCGCCTCTACAATTGGCTGCTTGACCGGGCACGCAGGGACCAGTCGATCTACGACGAGGTTGGTGTGCTGATGACAGAGGTAGTGGTGACTGGCTGATGTCTACCCTGCCCACAACGCAGAACACTCAGCGCCCTGTGGCCCGTGGCTACGGGGCGCTCATCACCTACGGGTCGGCGGAGGGCGACGACCTGTATGTGATGCTCGCCCCCACCCCGGACCAGCCGACCCGGCGGACGACGGGCCAGTCGGGTGCCCAAATGTTGCAGGTGGAGTCCAACCCTGAGGATTTCCGTCCCGAATCTGGCCGCATTTTCTCCCGCAGCCGGTTCACTGGTGGGGAGGGCTTGGACTATGCGCACCGTGCGGGCGGCAATTCCGAATTGGATGCGACCCGTTTCTGGAACTCCCGGAACATTAGTGTGTCGGGTGTCGATCCTGGCGAGCAGGACCATGTGACCCTACTGCCAGAAACGGCGGCGATAGCGGACACGGGGGCGACGACGCCGATCATGGTGCGTCCGGCGAACACTACCACCGTATTCTGGGTTGACGATACGGCCGTGAAGAACAGCACGAACCTCGCCACCGCATCGCCGACAATCAACACGGAAACCCCGGTGGGGGGTACCACCGTATCCGGTTTGTGTGCCCTGGGCCGCACCCTGTACGGCGCCCTGGGGGCGCACGGGATTCACATTCGCACTTGGGCGGGATCATGGCAACATTGGTCTGATCTGGCCGCCACGGCCGTATGGTCGGCGAAGGGTCGGGTTCTGGCGTCTACGGGGGCGTCCCTATACGATGCTGCCGCCCTAGCGGCGTCTACCCTGCTGAAAACTTTGGACTCGAATGAGTCGTGGACCGATGTGATCGACGCTGGCGGGGTGATCCTCGCCGCCGCCACCGACGGTAAGGTCTACGCTTTCGCCGACGAGGCGACGGCCCTAGTGTTGCGAGGCGAGACAGAAATGCCGTTGGGCGAAGTGCCCTACTGTCTGGCATATTCGCATGGCCTCGTCCTCGTCGGGGTGGGGGATGTGACAACGAGCGGCAAGATTGGCCGCGTGTATGTGTCACAGTTGACCGGCAACCGGCTCCGCAACAGTCAGATGCTCCGCCAGTGGGGGTCCGACAACGCTGCCCGCGACTATTCGCCCCGCACTTTCCTGGTCACCAGGGACGCCGTGTATTGGGGCATCATCGAGGACGGGTCGGAAACCCACTTGTGGAAGTACCATTTGACTACGGCTGGCCTGACCCGCGACCTGATCGTCTCAGCGTCGAACCTGGTGCGGGGCATCGTCCAAGTGAACGACCATCTGATCGTCGGCTTGGACACTAGCGGCCTGTACCGGGAGGCGGACACTTTCGCATCGTCGGGCTATCTGATTACCCCGCTAGCCGACTTCTATTCGGCGGCGGACAAGGCATGGGTCGGGGTCCGCCTAGACAACCTTACCCTAACGGCGGCGGGAGCACAGGTCACGCTAGCCTATTCGACGAACGCTGCCGCCATCCTAGACTCGGCCCATACGTCGTGGACGACGGCGATCACCGTCACCCCCACCAATGGGCGGGTAACGACCGAGCAACCACTGTCCGACGTGACCGGCCGCTACATTGCGTTGAAGGTCGCGTTGACCCGCAGCACCGCACAGACCGCCTCTCCCGAAGTGACAACGATGGCGGCCCGCCAGTTCGAGCAGGCCGAAGATGTGGTCCTAGAGTTGCCGATCAATGTGGACGACATGGTGGAACGGTCGCACCGTATGGCCCTGCGGGTGCCGGGCCGGGGCAAAGCCGTGTTGGACAAACTCTACACGCTGGAAGGCAAACCTGTCCATGTCCATCTGCTCCGTAGCGGGGTGCGGGTGCGTGGCCGCCTGGAGGAGGTCGCTTCACCCTCCCCGTATCGGGCGAGGCGGGGATCGTCCGAGACGCTGGTAGCGATGGTGCGGGTGCGGGGAGCGAAGGTGACGGTCTAGTGGACCCGCTGAACGCTTTCCTAGAACGGTACAGGCTGACGGCGGCGGCTGAGGTCGCCGACGAGTTCGTCACCCACAAGCATGACGCATCGGACATTATGGGTCCGTTCGGCGATGTGACAATCACTGGGGACATCTGGTCGTCCAACTGGGACGGGGACGTTCCGGCCGACCTGTCCGCAGGGCCGGACGCTACGGCATCCGCCGGGTTCTACCTGGATTCGTCGGCAGGCGCCATACAGGGTCAGGCCATCTACGCGGAGGGCGGCGAACTCGGCACCCTCACCGTTGAGGAAGTGGTCTATTCGACCAATTGGGATGGGGTGGTCCCGCCCGACCTGTCTGGTGGGAAGGACGCTACGGCGGCTGCCGGGTTCGCTTTCGATGGGGCGTCGGGTGCGATCCAGGTTATGAACATCTTTGCGGAGGGCGGCGAACTTCACGACTTGGACATTACGGGCACTCTCGATTTCGTGACTGGCGGTATTCTGCGTACCGCATCCGACGGCGGGCAGCGCATCGAGATTCGCACGGCGAACAAGGACCGCATCCTATTCTATTCCGGGTTCGTAAACGAAACCCTATCCGGCCACATGGAAACCGGGAACATCTCTGGTGAGGCCGCCATCAAAATCCAGTCGCCCACCGAAACGAAGATGTCTTGGATCAAGCTGGCCCCATCCGAAATCCGATTCAAGGTGGGCGACGGCGAAATCTTCCGGTTCACCGAAGACGGGGCCGACTTTCTGATGGGCGATCTCAATATGGCAGACGGCTCCTCGATTTGGGGATACACGGATTGGCTGACCGGCGGATTTTGGTTGGAGGGCGGCGACCCCGCCCTCCTCTTTGATCCGGGGATATGGTCCAACAATCCCGAAGGTGATCCCGACACGCAGGTTCCCGCCGGATGGGGTTATGTAATGGCTGACGACCTCACGGGTACCCATTACACGCCGGCCGAATATCGTTACAATCTTCGTCTGGTCACACCCCAGCGGGGCCGGGCGTCTGGTGGTAGTTATGTTGACATGTCGCAAGAAACCTCACTGCGTGTAACCGATTTCCATTCGACCCACGACGCCGCCGATGCTACCCTTTTTGCGATAGAGAAATGGCTGGGCGTAACGGCCCAGGGTTTCTATTTGGGGTTGACCGCCAATTATCGCCTCTATTTGGGTGCCGACTATGACACTTACCTCCAGTGGGTCGGTGCCGACAACTGGGCTTTCTATGTGGGTGGCCACAAGGTACTAGACCTCACCCACAATGCCGCGAACCTTTCGGCCGCCACCGTACAGATACAAGATCAGACCGTCACCTTCGGCGCCAACGATTCCGCTGTAGCCGGATACCGGCACGTAATGGTACCCAACACGGCATGAACATGAATATGGTGAAAGAAACAATCGAAACGAGCGCCTGGACCGACCGGGAAATACTGCTACGCACCTACTATCAGGTCGTAGAAACTAACGGTACCGTCCGACTGCACGACCGGGAAATCTATGGCGACCCGACTCATGGGCTAGTCGGCCTAAAGGTACAGGCGACGGCGAACACGGAGAGCAGGGTAAGACTGTCGGGCCAGTGGCGGATCGTGTGTGCCCTGGGCACCCTCATTGTCACGGCCGTCTTCGCCCTGCTCGGCATCATTCTCGCGAACGGGATGGGGGGCTAACCGTGGGTAAAGTGGTGGTCGGCTGGCTGGACCCCGGACAGGTAGACGGCGTGTTCGCCGAATCGGTGATCGGCCTTATCGTCACCGGTACCCTGAACGGACTGGTCGAAGGGTGGATCAGGCTAGAAACCGGTCCCGTCTTGGACCGTGCCCGCAACGACCTGACCGACAGGTTCCTGACGACCGACGCCGAGTGGCTACTCACTGTCGATTCGGACATGATGTTCGCCCCCGACCTCCTAGAACGCCTGCTCGCCATAGCCGACCCCGCCGAACGCCCCATAGTGGGTCCGCTCTGCTATTCGACGAACCACGACGGCGTGTTTCCCGTCGCCTACCGCATGGTCGGCGGCAGGTTCGCCTTCATCGCTAACCCGCCCGAAGATACGCTGCTCAAAGTAGACGGGGTGGGTGCCGCCTGCCTCCTCATGCACCGTAGCGCATTGGAGAAGATACGGGACGACAAGGTGCTGCCCGGCCAATGGTACGACCACCTGTTCCTGGGCGACAAGCCGGTTGGAGAGGACCTGGCGTTCTGTGTGCGGGCACGGTCCTCCGGTATCCCCATCTTCGTCCATACGGGTATTCCGATCCGCCACATTAAGGGCCGGATGGCCGTGGACCGCGACTCGTTCGTCCACTGGCGTAGGGGCCACAGGTTCGTCGTCACCGGGACTGGGCGTTGCGGCACCGGCTATGTGGCCGAACTGTTCAAGGCGATGCAAGTCTCCTGCGGGCATGAGACAGTGTACGGCCCTGAGGGGCCACGCGAGTGGGGTACGGGCAGGGGGGACTCGTCTTGGATGGCTGCGCCGTTCCTACGTGACCTGGCGGGCCAGGGAATCAAGATCATCCACCTGCACCGTGACCCGCTAGCCGTCGTCAACTCGCTTGTCGGGATAGGCTTCTTCGACCCGGCCATAGATCACGGACCTTACCGAGAGTTTGCCCGCCAATGGTGCCCGCAGGCGTTCCAGACAGCCGACCCGGTAGAAGCGGCCACCACTTTCGTTATCTGGTGGGATAGCCTGATCCGCCCCTACGCCGACATGAGCGTCAAA